CAGCAAATCGCAGAAAATCATTCTGTGCCCGTATGGGAGGAATGCCCGGTCCTATGAAAGATGAAAAAGGAAGACCAACAAGAAAAGCATTATCTTTGAGAAAGTGGAATTGTTAGTATATCATCAGAATTATGAAAACTTATAAAAATTATGTCTGATAACATCTACTTAGGTAATCCCAATCTAAAACGGGCAAATGTTCCTCATAATTGGACCGAAGAGCAAATCTATGAGTTCTTAAAGTGTAAAGAAGACCCCGTATATTTTGCACTAAATTATATCAAAATTGTTACTCTTGACCATGGATTACAACCTTTCAAAATGTATCCGTTCCAAGAGAAGTTAATTACCAGTTTCCACGAGAACAGATTTAATATCTGTAAAATGCCGAGACAGACAGGTAAATCTACAACTTGTGTATCATATCTTCTTCATTATGCAGTATTCAACGATAATGTGAATATTGCTATTCTGGCAAACAAAGCAACTACTGCAAGAGACCTTTTAGGGAGATTGCAACTTGCTTATGAAAATCTTCCTGATTGGATGCAGCAGGGCATTATATCCTGGAATAAAGCTTCATTAGAATTGGAAAATGGTTCAAAAATTTCTGCAAACTCCACATCATCATCTGCTGTTCGTGGTGGTTCATACAATATTATTTTCTTGGACGAATTTGCATTCATTCCAAATAATATTGCCGATGACTTCTTTGCGTCTGTTTATCCCACCATTTCTTCGGGTAATTCAACAAAGGTAATTATTGTTTCTACCCCCCGTGGTATGAATCACTTCTACCGTATGTGGCACGATTCTGAGAGAGGCAAAAACGCATATGTGCCTACAGATGTTCATTGGTCCGAAGTGCCTGGTAGAGACTCAGCATGGAAGGAGCAGACAATTGCAAACACAAGTGAGCAACAATTTAAGGTTGAGTTTGAGTGCGAATTTTTAGGATCTGTCGATACTTTAATTAATCCATCAAAACTACGAACCCTTGTATATACTGATCCAATAAAAAGAAATAAGGGTCTGGACATTTATGAAAATCCAAAGGAAGATCATAATTATCTAATCACCGTTGATGTTGCCCGTGGAGTTGGTAATGATTATTCCGCATTTATTGTATTTGACATTACCGATTTTCCTTATAGGCAAGTAGTCAAATATAGAAATAATGAAATTAAACCGATGATGTTTCCAAGCATCATTTACGAGGTTGCAAAGGCATATAATGAGTCTTGGTTACTCATTGAAGTAAATGATATTGGAGATCAGGTGGCAAGTATTCTTCATTTTGATCTTGAGTATGACAATGTTCTAATGTGTGCAATGAGAGGTCGCGCAGGTCAAATTGTAGGTTCGGGGTTTAGTGGTAAAAAATCTCAACTTGGTGTTCGTATGACTGCCGCAGTTAAAAAGTTGGGATGCTCCAATTTAAGAACAATTATTGAAGATGATAAATTATTGATTAATGATTATGAAATTATCAGTGAATTAACTACTTTCATTCATAAGCACAATTCATTTGAAGCAGAAGAAGGTTGCAATGATGACTTGGCAATGTGCCTTGTTATATTTTCTTGGTTAATAGCACAAGATTATTTTAAAGAAATGACGAACAATGATGTTCGTAAAAGAATTTATGAGGAGCAGAAAAACCAAATTGAACAAGATATGTCACCATTTGGTTTTATTGTAGATGGACTTGATGAAATGGAAGCATTTATTGAACCAGAAACTGGTGATAGGTGGATATTTGCAACAGAAGAAAATAAGTTACAAACGTCAGAAATTTGGCACGTAGATGAATATGGTGACCGTTCTCATACTTGGGATTACCGATAGTCCGGTGAAAGGGTAGGAATTTATAAATACTTTTAGAGAATTCTGGATAATACGGAGAACAAAAGATGCCACTAAATTTAGCATCTCCTGGGATTATAGTTAAGGAAGTTGATTTAACCACTGGAAGAGTCAATCCAGTTTCCGATAAAATTGGCGCTATTGTTGCACCCTTCACAAAAGGTCCAACAGGTACTCCCACCATAGTAGAAACTGAAAATGATTTAATAAACATTTTTGGTGATCCATATCCAACGGATAAGCACTACGAAAATTGGTTAGTTGCATCGTCTTATCTGGCATATGGCGGTTCATTGAGAGTGGTTAGATCTGATGATGAAGATCTAAAAAACTCCTTTGTTGGGACAGCAAGTAGTGTCAAAATTAAGAGTATTGAGCATTATAATCAACTTGGATATTCTGAGAACATAATTACAGGAGTTACCGTTGCTGCTCAAAACCCAGGATCTTGGGCAGACGGTATTCAAGTAGCAATTATTGATGGTCTTGCTGACCAAATTTTAACTATTCCAACTACTGGCGCAGCTGTAATTGGTTTGGGAGTTACTCAGACCTTCAATAAGGTTCTCTCTGGCGTAGGAACAACATCAACTGGCACTGGATACCTTAAAGGTATTGTCACTGGTGTAGGGGCAGCAGCAGGTCTCTCAACGAATCAAGTTGCAGTTAAAGTACTTTCTATTGTAGATGGTTCTGGTGGAGAAACCGCAGTTGATTACCAACAAAATGGTAACTATCTGTTCTCAACAGGATCTAGTGCAATAAGTCTCGTCAATTCTGTCAATGCAGTAGTTGCAACAGCGACAGTAAGTGCAAGTGCAGACTGGTTTGATGCTCAAAGAATTAATGTAACAACTAAATTCGCCGGATCAACTGGTGTTACAACCATTGCAACCCTCAATTGGAATAATATTGCACAGAAACCATCTACTTCAGAATATAGTGATTCAAGAGGTGGTAGATTTGATGAAGTTCACGTTGTTGTAATTGATTCTAATGGAGCCATTACTGGTAATGCTGGAACAATTCTCGAAAAACACCTTGCTCTTTCGAAAGCATCCGATGCTCAATATTCAGTAGGAAGTCCATCAAACTGGAGAATGTATCTTGCAGAGCAATCCAATTATATTTTTGGAGGTTCTCAACCAACTGGAATCACAACTTGCGGTTTCCAAACATCATTCGTTGGGACAACCGATAATGATTGGGATCAGGCAGCAAGTGGAATCCTCTTTGGTAGCGTAGGAAACACCGTTGTAACTCTTGGTGGTGGTAAAAATTATAATGGATTGACTGATATTACATCAACTGGAGCACTAACTGCAACAATCGGTAATATTTCTACTGGATATGAACTGTTTGAAAAGACTGATACTTATAAAGTAGATTTTCTCCTTATGGGATCTGCAAATTATGATATCTTCAGTGCCAGAGCACTAGCCCAAAAACTAATTGAAGTTGCAGAATTAAGAAAAGATGCGATTGCATTCATCTCACCTTATAGGGGAGCATTTTTAGCAGATAGTTCAGTAGGAAGCGTAACGGTTAGTGATGATAATGAAATTACAGATAATATCATTAGTTACTATTCACCAATTACTTCCAGTACTTATGCAGTATTTGATGGAAGTTACAAGTACATGTACGACAGGTTCTCCAATACATTTAGATATGTTCCATTGAACGGAGATATTGCTGGATTATGTGCCAGAACTGATATCAACAACTTCCCATGGTACTCACCAGCAGGAACTTCAAGGGGTGCTATCTTGAATGCGGTTAAGTTGGCATATAACCCAACAAAATCCCAAAGAGATCGCCTCTATACTAATAGAATCAATCCAATTACTGTTTCAGCAGGAGCAGGAATTATTCTGTTCGGTGATAAAACTGGTTATGCCAAAGCATCGGCATTTGATCGCATTAACGTTCGTAGACTCTTTATCTACCTCGAAAATGCAATCTCTGCTGCTGCCAAGGATCAACTCTTTGAATTCAACGATGAAATTACAAGAACAAACTTCGTAAATATTGTTGAACCATTCCTCCGTGATGTTAAGGCAAAGAGGGGTGTCTATGATTATGTTGTTGTTTGCGATGAAACAAACAATACCGGTGCTATTATTGATGCAAACGAGTTCGTTGCTGACATCTATATTAAACCTGCAAGATCGATTAACTTTATCGGTCTTACATTTATTGCCACCAGAACTGGTGTTGCTTTCGAAGAAGTTATTGGCAAATTCTAATTAGAGGTCTAAAACAATGGCAACCAGAAGTCAACTTAATCCACCCCCATTAAGAAATATTAGTGACTTTAAGAGTAAGTTAGCTGGCGGCGGCGCCAGACCTAATCTCTTCGAAGTTGTAATGTCTTTCCCATCTTCATCACCAACTGACAGCAATGTACTGGATAAACTCAGATTTTTAATCAAAACTGCAGCTCTTCCAGCATCCAATATTGCCCCTATTGAAGTTCCTTTTAGAGGAAGAACCCTCAAGATTGCTGGAGATCGTTCTTTCGATACTTGGACAGTTACCGTTATTAACGATACTGATTTTGCTATTCGTTCTGCTTTTGAAAAGTGGATGAATAGTATGAACAGAGTTTCTGATAATACTGGTGCAACCAATCCACAAGCCTATCAATCAGATGCTTATGTTTATCAGTTAGATCGTGATGGTTCAACACTGAGAGCATACCATTTCTATGATATTTTCCCAACAAATCTCAGTGCAATTGATCTTGCATATGAAACTGGTGGTGATATTGAGCAATTTACCGTAGAACTGCAGGTTCAGTGGTGGGAAGCTATCAAGGGTAATGGTCCTGGAGCAGGTGGTGAAGACATCAACTAAATAGAAGATAAGTTAAAAATTATAAGATGGCAAAACTTTTTGGTTTTTCAATTGATGATGTTAAGGATACTACTCAAAAATCCAAATCCGTTTTATCCCCTGTCCCACCTAACAGTGATGATGGGGTTGATAATTATATTGCCAGTGGATTTTATGGTCAATATGTTGATATTGAAGGAGTTTACAGAACAGAATATGATCTAATCAAAAGATATCGTGAGATGGTGCTTCACCCAGAGTGTGATCGTGCAGTTGAAGATGTTGTGAATGAAGCGATTGTTAGTGATCTTTATGATTCTCCAGTTGAAATTGAATTGTCAAATTTAAATGCCAGTGATAAATTAAAGGAAGCAATCAGATCAGAGTTTAAATATATCAAAGAAATAATGGACTTTGATAGAAAGTCCCACGAAATTTTTAGGAATTGGTATGTTGATGGAAAACTTTACTATTTAAAAGTTATCGATGTCAAAAATCCTCAAGAAGGAATTCAAGAACTGAGATACATCGATCCAATGAAGATGCGTTTTGTTCGTCAGGAAAAGAAGCCTGCGGATAATAATTCATATAAAGTAAGTGTAAATCCAGAAACTCAGAAGATTTTTTATCCACAAATTGAAGAATACTTCACATACACACCAGACCCAAACTTCCCAACATCATCAATCGGTGGTATTGGTGGGCAAAAATCAGTTAAAATTGCAAAAGATTCTGTTACTTATGTCACTTCGGGTCTTGTAGATAGAAACAAAGGTACAATTCTTTCATATCTTCATAAGGCAATCAAGGCACTCAATCAATTAAGAATGATTGAAGATAGTCTTGTGATTTACAGATTATCACGTGCTCCAGAACGTCGTATTTTTTATATTGATGTAGGTAATCTTCCAAAAGTAAAAGCAGAGCAGTACCTTAAAGAAGTTATGTCTCGTTATAGAAATAAACTTGTGTATGATGCAAACACTGGTGAAGTTCGTGATGATCGTAAATATATGTCAATGTTGGAAGATTTTTGGCTCCCAAGAAGAGAAGGTGGTCGTGGCACAGAAATCACAACTCTTCCTGGTGGGCAGAATTTGGGAGAATTGGCAGATATTGAATATTTCCAGAAAAAACTTTATCGTGCTCTTGGAGTTCCAGAATCAAGAATTGCTGGTGATGGTGGTTTTAATCTCGGAAGATCTTCTGAAATTTTAAGAGATGAATTAAATTTCTCCAAATTTGTTGGACGCTTAAGAAAGCGTTTTGCACATATGTTTAATGATATGCTCAGAACTCAATTAATTCTGAAAAATATCATTACCCCAGATGATTGGAAGGTAATGGAGGATCATATTCAATATGATTTCCTTTATGACAATCAGTTTGCAGAACTCAAAGAAGCAGAATTAATGTCCGAACGTCTTGGACTTCTTACAACAATTGAACCTTACATTGGAAAATATTATTCCAATCTTTATGTTCGCAAGAGAATTCTTCGTCAAACAGATTCTGATATTATCGAAATTGATCAACAAATTCAAGAAGAAATTGAGGCTGGAATTATTCCAGATCCATCACAAATTGATCCAATTACTGGAGCACCATTACCACCTCAGGATACTGGTGGAGAAAATATGGGAATGGATAGTCAATCAATGGGTGCCACTCCAGAAGATCTTTCGACTGATCAATTTTCAGCAGTAACAGATGCTCAGGCACAAAAAGATGCTAAAAAGGCAGAGATATAAATAAAACATAGACATATATCAAGTTTTTATGGAAGATCTTGTCGATTTGATTGCGACTAACGCATCTGCTTCTGATATTAATGACCAAATCAAAAATATTCTTTATGCTAAAGCTGCTGAAAGAGTTGAATATGCTCGCCCAGAAGTAGCTGCTTCAATGTTTGGTAGTTCAGAAAACGAAGAGGATTAAGAATAATGTCTGTACATAAACCAGTTGGTCTGGGTATTGCAGTTACAATTACATCAGCAACAGCAGTAATATCTGCTCCATTTTCCATTCAATCGGATACTTTAAGAGTGGTTGCTGTTGGTGCAGCAACTTTTGTTGCGATTGGAACTGAAACAGTAGCTACTGCAACAGACTATTACGTTCCTTCAGGAGGAACTGCAACTCTTGCATTGAGCCCAGCATCTAACAGAGTTGTTGGAATTGTAACGGGAACAACAACTACAATTACTTTTCCAGAAGGAACAGGATCTCCATTTACGATTGGGGACTATGTAACTTTAACTTCTGTAGGACAACCATATTATAATTTCACCTATCAAGCTGTTACAGCAGTTAATAGAACGAGTGCATACGATGGTTATTACTCCACAAGAATTACTGTTGCTGCAAATACTTTAGGAATTGTCACGGCATTTACTGTTGCTGATGGTGATTTAAGGAAGTCCATAAAAATATCCACATTTGGATCTGGATCTGGAACACTACAATCTCAACAAGTTCAAATTGCTGGAGACGCATAAAATGAAACTCATTACAGAAGAAGTACAACAGGTCAAATTCATCACAGAAGGAAAAGGTGTTGAAAAGAAAATGTTTATTGAGGGAGTTTTCCTTCAGGGAGACATTTGCAATCGTAACGGCAGAATGTATCCTATGCAAACTCTTGCTCGTGAAGTAAGAAGATACAATGAGGCATTTGTCGCCAAAGGTCGTGCTCTTGGAGAACTTGGTCATCCCGATGGTCCTACCGTCAATCTTGATCGTGTTTCTCACAAAATTGTTTCCCTCGAACAAAAAGGAAGCAATTTTGTCGGTAAGGCACAACTTCTCGAAACACCAATGGGTAAGATTGCAAAATCTCTCATTAGTGAAGGTGTTTGTCTTGGTGTTTCTTCTCGTGGTGTTGGATCATTAAAAATGACCAATGAAGGTCATAAAATTGTCGGTGAAGATTTTATGCTTGCAACTGCAGCAGATATTGTTGCAGATCCCTCTGCTCCTGATGCTTTTGTATCAGGAATTATGGAAGGTAAAGAGTGGGTTTGGGAAGGAGGAATTCTTCGTGAACAACTTGCTTCTAAAACTCAAAGAAGAATTAACACTTTAGTTGATCAAAAAATATTAGATGAGCATAAGGTTAATCTATTCCAAGATTTCTTAGCAAAT